ACCGGATCCGGTACGAGTTGAATAAGTCCGAATCGGTGTTGGTGATGAAAGATACCGGTTCACGGATTTACTTTCGCTCAGTGGACGATTTCGAACGGCTGCGTGGCACTAACCTGGCGTGGTTCGGCCTGGACGAATTGACTTACACGGCGGAAGAAGCCTGGCTGCGGCTGGAAGGCAGGCTGCGCGATCCCAAGGCGGCGCGACTTTGTGGATTTGCGGTGTGGACGCCCAAGGGATTCGATTGGGTGTACCGAAGGTTCGTGCGTAATGTGATTGCGGGATACGAAGTGGTGCTTGCGAAGCCATTCGAGAACAGCCATGTGCTTAACAAGATCCCTGACTTTTACGAGCGGTTGCGTGGAAGCTACGATGCGAAGTTTTTCGAGCAGGAGGCGCTGGGCGAGTATCTGAACGTCCAGGCGGGCGTGGTTTATCAGGGGTTCCAGCGGAGCCGTAATCTGCGGGAAATGGAGATCGAGGGAGCCTCGCCATTGTTTTGGGCACTGGATTTTAACGTGGATCCCATGAGCTCGATTGTGGCGCAGAAGAGCGGGGAAGAGATTCGGGTTTTGGATGAAGTGGTGCTTAGCAGGGCCAGTACATTGCAGGCATGCGAGGAGTTTCATGCGCGGTACCCAAATCATCAGGCGGGCATTGTGATTTACGGAGACGCATCCGGGCAGAGGCTCCAGACCGCGGGAACGACGGACTACCAAATCATTAAGGAGTTCTTTCGAAGGACAGCCTATCGAAATTTGAAGTTTCGAGTGCCGGCAAGCAATCCGAGCGTGCGGGAGCGGGTTGCTTTGGTTAACGCGAAGCTATTTTCGGCCGGTGAGGAGGTGCGGTTGTTGATCCATCCGCGGTGCATAGGATTGGTGACGGACCTGGAAGAGGTGACGTTCAAGCCCGAGACTAGTGTGATCGATAAAGAGCGCGATTCCGACAGGACGCACTTATCGGATGCGTTGGGCTACCTGATCTGGCAAGAGTTCCGGCCGCAGGTTAGGTTCGGGGAACAGGGCCGAAGGCTGCTTTGATGACGAGAGAATACTTGATGAACATAGGCAATGGCGGTGCGAACATCACGCATGAGCATCCAGAATACGCCGCGAAACGGGGAATGTGGAGGCAGTATCGCGATCTTTACGCCGGGGGAGCACAGTTTATCGCCAGCGCCGACCAATATCTGGTCAGGCGCCAAAAGGAACCCGGAGATGTCTTCATAGAAAGGCTCAGACGGAGCTTTTACGAGAACTACGTCGGCTCGATTGTGGACTGGTATACAGCCACACTGTTTCGCAGGGAGCCAGGGCTGAATTTCGAGGGCAACAGCGAGAGTTCCAAGAAGTTCTTCGGCGTGTTCACGGAAGACTGCGACCTCAAGGGTACAAATATCTCGGAGTTCTTTCGACGGCAATTTGTGGAGGCGCTGATTTGCGGAAAGAGCTACATCCTGCTGGATTTTCCGCGGCTCAACGAACCGGTTGGGACGCGAGCAGAGGAGGATGAGCGGGGCGCGTCGCGCGCTTACTTAGTGAGTTACGCGGCCGATGAGCTAATTAATTGGAGTTATGACGATTACGGGCAATATCAGTGGGTGGTATTGCGGACACAAACGTTGCGTAAGGACAAGCTGGAAGATGCAGGCTGGTGGAAGCAAACGCGATGGGTGTATTACGACAAAGAGAAGTACCGGATCTATGAACAGGTGGAAGAGGGCAGCGGGCAGCGCGGCGTTGAGGTTGTGGCCGAAGGGCGCCATGGGCTGGCGAAGCAGTTACGGGTGCCGCTGGTGGAACTCGGGGTGTCGGATGGGCTGTGGCTATTGAACAAGGCGGCTTCGCTGCAACTGGAGCACTTTAATAAGTCGAACGCCTTGGGATGGGCGCTCACCATGGGATTGTTTGCGATGCCGGTGATTTACTCGGAACGCGATTGGAATCAAGTGATGGGCGAATCCTACTACATTCAGCTTGGTCCGCAAGACCGGTTCGGATGGACGGAGCCGCAGGGGAATGTCTACCAGATTGCAGCCGATAACCTCACGAGATTGCAGGAAGAAATCTACCGCGTGTGTTACGTCAGCCATGCCGGCGGAGCGCTGTCGGGAAATGCGACGCAATCGGGTGTCAGCAAACAACGCGATTACGCGATCACGCAAGAAGTGCTGCGCGCGTACGGCGACGCAGTGAAGGATTCGATCAAGCGGGTGCTGCGGGCGGTGGATGCGGCGCGAGAGGACGGCCTGAGCATCGATGTGTCGGGGATGGACGAATTCGATATCGGCGATTTCGGGACGGAACTGGAGGACGCTCAACGGCTGTTGAGTTTGGGCATCGAGTCGCCAACGTTGAAGAAACAGGTGTTCAAGAAGCTTGCGTTTCAGTTCCTGTGCGACGTCCGGCAAGAGGTGAAGGACCGGATCGGGCGGGAAATCGATCAAGAGCAGCCATGACTGGCTGTTGTGACCAAGTGTTCTAGGGAGGCATATGGAAGAGCCAAAGACGGATGGGGCCGAATTGCGTTCACTGATCCGCGGGGTGATCGAGGAGTTTGTGCAGGCCGAGCAAGTGAAGGCGGAGCCGGCCTACAAGGTTGAGTTGCTGGACGAACGGAGGCGGCGTGAGGACCTGGAGAAGCGGGTGAACGACCTGGTTCAAGAGAATGTCCGGAGCCGGCAAATGGCGGAGGAGGCGGAGCGGAGCTCGTCGATTCGCGCGGAGCTACAGCGGCTGGGTGTGGCCAAAGTCGACTTGGCGTATCGCGCGGTGAGAGATGAGGTGCATCGAGGCGAGGATGGCCAGCTGATCGCGCGAGACGGCCCTGGGGAGGTTCCACTGCGCGACTATCTGAAGCAGTTCGTGCAGGAGAATCCCGAACTGCTGCCGGCGCGTATCACCGGCGGATCGGGAATGGGATCGGGGTCCAAGGCGGTCCCGAATGGAAGCGCTATCGATTTGGACAAGATTCGACCGGGTATGAATCCGGAAGAACTGGAGAAGGTGCGCCAGGAGGTCTCGAGGGTGGCGAGTCAAGCACTGCGAGGCATGTGAAGAGGGGACCGGGGAGGCGTGCGAAGGGAACGCGTGGCCCGGTGTAGGTTCGAAAACAAAACAAACGAGGTGAAAGTTAATGGGAACAATTACATCAGCAAATGTAGCAAACGCTATCGTGAAGCTCGTCGCAGTGGACGCGTTGCCGGCGCTCATGAGCAACCTGGTTATGGGCAACTTAGTCAACCGCGACTATGAACCTACGCTGGCAAATGCGGGAGACACGGTTAATGTGCCGATTCCTCCGACCCTGGTGGCTAACAACATCGCGGAGGGCGGGACCGTTCAAACGCAAAACCCGAATCTGGGAAACGCGCAGATCGTGCTCAATACCCACGCAGAGGCGACGTTTCAGATTCCCGATATTACGAAGGTTCTGGCGGTGCCCGACCTTCTGAAGCTGTACATGCAACCGGCCGTGATAGCGATTGCAGAACGGATTGAATCGGACATATTGAACCTGTACTCGCAGTTCAGCTCGAATATAGCGGTGGGGACGGCGGGAGTGGCGCTGACAGAGGCAGTGGTGGACCAGGCGGAGACGGCGCTGTTCCAGGCGAAGGTGCCATCGGTGTCGAGTAAGTACCTGGTGGTGGATCCAGTGAGTTACTCGGCCATGCGGCAGATTCCACGCTTCAGTGAATACTATTCGGCTGGCGACGCAGGCTTGCGAGCTTTGGTGGACGGAGCGGTCGGCAAGATCAAGGACTTCTTTGTGTTCCGATCGCAGCTGGTGCAGAAAACGGGCAGCGGGCCGGTGAACACGCACAATCTAGCCTTCGCCAGGGACGCAATTGGGCTGGTGATTCGCAGGCTGCCACAACCACTGCCGGGCACGGGCGCAATCGCGGAATACGCGGAGGTGGGCAACTTTGGGATTCGCGTAGTGATGAGTTATCAGCCGAACACGCTGGGGCAACAGTTCACCGTGGATGTTCTCTATGGAACGGCGGTTCTTCAGAACTCATTTGCAGTGCAGGTCAATAGCTAAGGGCAAGACAGCGGAAGAACGAACGCGGGCGGACGTACCGAAGACGTCCGTCCGTGGTGAGGAAAGGGGCGGGATGGATCTACGTGGGTTCTTTCAAAAGTTGCGGAAGATTGAGCAGGAGATTGCGGAGCCGCATGTAGTGGTAGTCAGTCACGAAACTCCGGATGGAGGGCGCGCGGGGCAAATGGCAGAAGTATCGAGGGGCAACGCAGCGCGGCTCATCATAGAAGGACATGCACACCTGGCGACAACCGAAGAGACGGCCGCGTTTCGAACGGCCGCGCGAAAGGCAGTGGAAGAAGCGCAACATCGATTGATGGCGGACAAGGTTCAGGTTAACGTGATCTCGGATTCGGATCTGCGAGCAATGAAGAGCGCATCGCGAACGGAAAAGCGGTAGGGCACTAATACGATGTCCTTGTTTTGCGATGGCCCGATCAGCGACGCCGCGGATCTTCAACGGTATGAGAACGCGATCCTGAATGTTGCGAGTGCAGAGAGCATCGATAT